CCTTCATGGACGCGCTTAGTAATCAAACCGCGCGGGCCTTTGCCGACGAGAACCGTCCGCGCATGCTCGACGTGCTGGGCCAGCCCGCCGGCTTCCGTCCCGGCTACGCCGTCGCGTCCCGCGATTACGTGCTGTCGTCGTGATAACTAACGGTCATCGTATTAATTAACATGCCGGTGCGCCGCTTGATCTGCCGCCCGGGCGAGCGCTAGATGGGCACCATGAGCAGCAAACGAGACCAGCTCGCGCGCGAGGTCCTCGACACCGTGCCCGAGGGCCGGTTGAATGCCGTCGTGTTGCACATGATGCGACAGCGGCACATTCCATTTCCCGGCGCCGACGGCAAGGTACTGACGATCGCTGACTTCAAGGAGCAAATCGCGAGGTTCGTCGAGAGCTTGAACGTGCGCGATGTAAACCAGCTGCGCCGCGAGCTGGAGAAGTCAGCTAAGCCGCATAAGGGGTCAGTGATTTATCGACGTCCGTTGGAGCTGGGTTAGACGCTAGGCCGTTGGGTGCCGCTAGATCAGCGCGATGAGCAGCGGCAGCAAGCGAGACCGGTCTGAGATAAAGATGCACAGTGGCAGCACCGACATCTTCATCAGTGTTGATTGTGTGGAGATCGCGAAGCGCGGGCATCGCAGGGCAGGACATGGATCCCGCTCGAGCCGGGATGGACCGTGCGCGACGGCCCCGATGGGATTGACGTGGAGTATCAAGGCAGCGCGCGCGGGACAGTGCACTAGGCCAATTGGGGAGGCCCAGAGTGGAAGCCAGATTTCTTCAGTCGCTTAGCAGCTTCGGCAAAGGCACCTTGAGCACGTCAGCAGAGCGCTGTTCGGCGGGGGACTGATCACATCCGGTAAGTCGCTCAAGCAGCGCTCGGCTCCGTGCGACCTCCATAAGTATTCCGGCAAGTGCTGCCGTCAGTATCGAGAAGCCGATTGCAACAGTCCCGAGAACCTCACCTATTGCGTCATGCGAGCCCACAAACATGCCGATGCCATCACCGAACTCCAGTACCGCGAAGATGTTGAGAAATGCGACGATGGCCTTTGGTCTCTCCAGACCCGCTGCGGGGGAGGAGCGTCATGAATATGGCTCAATGACCCACCTCAAGATCGTGGCGGTGTCGCTGATCTGCGCCACCATAGTGGCGGGCATCGGGATAGTTGCTCGCGTGACCGACGGAACGATGACCAGTAAGGGGCTAGCGGACGCGCGGACGCGCGTGTCCTCCATAGCAGGAGGCGCTCTTTCCCGCGATTTCGCGGCTGAACGGGTTCGTACCGAAAAAATCCCCTTCTGAGTGCGGAACCGGTCGAATGGCTCCTGCGACTACTCGGTAAAGCGTTCCCGTTAAGGCTTACCAGGAGTTAGGGCCATGCCAGTGAGACAAGCAAACTTCCTAGCGGTGTGCGCCGTGGCGGCATTCGGACTCACCGCCTCGCTCGCATTTGCGTTTGCAACAGCGACATCGAGCGGGTCAGCCCAGGCGAGCGTCGAGGCGTTGGCCGGACCCCAGATCGATCCATTGCAGATCATGATGAACTCAAAGGACCTGCCCGCCCACTACGACGACCACTCCCTCGTGTTCAATTGAGCGCCCAGGCGGCCTTGCTCAATCGCTTCGCCAAAAGTCGAGGACGGCATCGATCAGCTTGCGTGCCATGAGTTCGTCCCAGTCGAGGTCTTCCTCCGGCTCATCCCAGTAATGCTCACAGGAGAACCGGGCAACGCGGGCCTTGACGGCAAGACCATCTCTTGCGTTACCGTCATGAAATTTGTAGAGCACCCGTTTTCCTCACGCTAGGAAAACGGGTACTCTACGGTCATGTTCATCCGTTGGCAAAAGCGCAATCTCGCCTCCAGGAAATGGTACCGGCACTACAGTTCGATCAGCTGGCGCGCGGTGCTGGTCGAGGCCGGGCGCGTCGATGGAAACCCGGTGCCACGCCATATCGGCTATGTTAGCTCGATTGGAGATGCCGAGATCGCGGACCCAGGAAAGCGCCGGCGGTTCTGGGAAGATGCGCTTGCCAACATCGACAAGTTTTACGTCCCGGTCGAGGAGCGAGAAAAGCTTATTGCCGCCCTCGCCAGAAAAGTGCCACGCGAATAGATGGCCGATCTTACTGAAATCCGCCGCACCGCGCTGCGCAGCCTGATCCCGCCGCCGAAGCTTCGTCTTTCGGAATGGGCCGAGGCACACATCCATCTGCCGAGCGATATTGCTGCGACGCCCGGCAGGTTGCGCATGCTGCCGTATCTGGTCGCGGTTGCTGACGCGATCTCTGACCCGACGGTTGAAAAAATCACGTTGGTTAAAGGTTCACGGCTTGGTTTTAGTACGCTGCTAGTGGCCGTGATCGGAAGCTTTTGCGTGAATGAGCCTTGCCCAGTCCTGGTCGTGCTGCCGGTCGAAAGCGATTGTCGTGGTTATGTCGTTGACGACATCGAGGGCATTTTCGCTGCGTCACCGGCACTGCGCGGGTTGCTAAGCGGCGATTGCGGCGAGGAGGGCGAAAGAAACACGCTCACCCACAGAAAATTTCCGGGCGGTTCGCTGCGAGTCGTAGCCGCGAGGGCACCGCGCAATTTGCGACGTGTTGCCGCGAGAATTCTGCTTTGCGATGAGATCGACGCGTACGAGTTAACGGCCGAGGGTTCGGCGCTTCGCCTGGCCGAAAAAAGAACGTTGACGTTTGCAAACAGAAAATTGATTTACGGTTCGACGCCGATTCATGAGGACACGTCCGCGATCTTGCAGAGCTACCAGCAAAGCGACATGCGCGTCTTCGAAATTTGCTGCATTCACTGCGCACACTGGTTCGAGATTCTTTGGAGCTGCATTCAATGGCCGCACGATCGGCCGGAACAGGCGCATTGCGTATGCCCGTCCTGCGGTGGTGTGATCGAGGAAAAATTCAAGGCCCGCTTGGTTTCGGAAGGCCGGTGGCGGGCGACGAAAGAATCCGGTCCCGAGGGCCGAAAACACGCTGGCTTTCGTTTGTCCGCGCTGTGCAGCTCGTTGGCGAATGCGAGCTGGGGCCGCCTCGCGCAGGAATTTCTTGAGGTGCGCGATCAGCCCGAAAATCTGCAAACGTTCGTCAACACTATTTTGGGCCAAGCCTGGAGATCGCCCGGTGTCGAACTGGACGAAACCGCGCTCGCGAGCCGGGCTGAGCCATTCGGGTTGAACGCAATTCCTGAGCAATGTTTGTTTCTAACGGCAGGCTGCGATGTTCAGACCGATCGGCCTGAAATCTCGTTTGTCGGCTGGTCGAGGGTCGGCGAGGCCTACGCCCTAGGCCATCACGTCTTATGGGGTCCACCAAGCAGCGACGAAACAATTTGGCTTGAATTAGACATGCTGCTGAAATCGAAGTTCCCTCATCCGTTCGGTGGACAGCTAACGGTCGATTCGTGCGTCATCGACAGCGGCTATGCGACCGATCAATGCTACGCGTTTGCGTTTCCGAGGATGGGCCGCAAGGTTTTCTCCGGAAAGGGCCAGAGCGGTTCCCACCCGGCACTGCGCATGGCGAAAGTCAACAGCAAATCGGCGCACGGCGGACGGCTCGCGCTGTGCGGTGTCGATACCGTCAAATCGATCATCTTTGACCGCCTGCAGCACGGCAAAAGCATTCGATTTTCGCAGTCCGTGACCGAGGCATCGGCAGACTATTTCGAACAACTATGCAGCGAAAGGCGCGTGATCAGGTACAGCAAAGGGCGGCCGGTGCGGCGGTTCGAGCGCAAGACGGCGCATGCACGGGCCGAGAGCCTTGATTGTTTAACATATGCTGGTGCGCCCGCAGCCTCGTCCAGGTGCCGCCCGACGCGCGCGAGACCAGCTTGCGCAATTCCTCAGCCGCAAGCCCGCCGCCGGCCGTGTTCCGGAGCCGGTTCATGCAGCGGCATGGGCGGGCGTAAATTGGTCCGTAGTATTTTCCTTAGTCTTTTCAAAGGTCAGACGGCCGGGAATTTCCCGGCCATTGGATTTAGCCTATTGATGTCGCGGCCGTGTCTGCTATGGTCACGCCCGTATCCCTTCCACGGAGGCGGCTATGCGGCTCACGTTGCGCGAAGTGCTCGACATTACCGCGACCACCGACCCCATGCTCAAGGCTCTGCGGACGCGGGGACAGCTCGCCCTCGCGTTCGGCCAATCGTATGCGTACGAGAGCCTGCGATACGTGCCGCTCGATTGCCTCGCGCTCTTGCTCAACGCGACGCTGGCGAAGAGCTTCCCGCGCAATTTCGCGGCGCAGTTGACGCGCGTGTATTGGGACGCGTGGCTGCATGCGTGTTCGTACGCCGAGGCCGACCCGGACACGCCCGCGCATTTCGTTGTGGTTGACTTCGAGACGGCCGCCGGCAAGGCCGCGCACATGGTCTGCGGCACGCATGGCGAGGTAGACGCCGTTAGCCTGCTTTCGAGCCGGGCACCGCAGGACGCGAAGGCGACCCGCGAGACCAAGGTCAAGATCAACGGCCTGATTTATTTCGTGCGCGCCAACGCGGCCCGGCTTGGCATCAATCTCATGGCGCCCTTCGTCCCGTCGCCCGGCGATCCGCGCCTGGCCGAGCTTCTCGCGCCCTGGGCCGAGGCCCGCGAGCGCGCGATCGAGATGACGAAGGCGATCCGCAAGAGCGACGAGGCTGCTGCGGCGAAGGCCGGCGCCCTCGTCCGATCGGCATTGGAGGTCCACGCCGGCCGGCCCGAGGGAGTCGCCGTGCAATGATGCGCGCGTTGGCAACCGCCGTGCGCCAATGGTGGCCGTGGCCCTCGTCCAGCGAGCCCGCGCCGAGCCGCGTATGGCCGCCGGGAGCCATATGGCCTTGGCCCGTTCGCATGAGCCTCGCCCGGCGCTGGCAGGAAGCGGCCCGGGCGAACTGGCTCGCGAGCGCCTCGCCGACCGCGGTCAGCTTGGTCGAAAAATGGGCATCGCATTGCATCGCCAGCGGCCCGACGGCGAGGAGCGCACACCCGGACGAGGCAACCCGGCGCGCGCTGGAAAACGTCTTTGCGACGTGGTCCCCTCGGTGCGACGTAGAAGGCGTTGACGACCTCGTTGGGACGCTCAATTGCATCATCCGCACGATTGTTTCTTCCGGTGAAATATTCATCCGATTAGTTACTACGCGGCGCGGCGAATTGCGCTTGCAGCTGCTCTCGCCCGAGCAAATTGATCCAACGCGCAACGAGGAATTAACCGGTGGCGGCAAGATCATTAGCGGCATCGAGTACAATTCAGCCGGCGAGCGCGTGGCGTATCACGTGTTGCCCGAGGCGCCTGATATGATGTTCGCTATGGTCGGCCCGCCGGTGCGCGTGCCGGCTTCCGAAATAATCCACGTGTTCGAAAGGAAGCTGCCCGGCCAGCCGCGCGGCACGTCATGGCTCGGGCCGCTCGCATCTCGTTTGTTACAAATCGATCAGCTCGAAGACGCGCTGCTTGCCCGCGCGGAAACGGCCGCTTTGTTCGGCGCGTTTGTAACCGATCCGGAAGGAAGCTTCACGCGCGACGGCAGCACAGGCGCGGCGGCGACGCGCACTAATCAATTCGGCGATACTGAAATGAGCCTTGAGCCTGGCTTGCTACGCGTATTGCCGCCGGGCTGTGCTATCACGTTCCCAACGGTGCCGGATACGTTGGGCGTGCCCGAGCTGCTCAAGCATATCCTACGTTCGGTTAGTTCCGGTGGCGGCATGCCGTACGAACTGCTAACCGGCGATTTGTCGGATGCGAATTACAGCTCGGCGCGCCTTTCCTTACAGAGCTTTCAGCGAAGAGTCCGCGCCTTGCAGCTAAGCATGCTAGGCAATAGGCTGCTACTGCCAATCTGGCAGCGTTTGATCACGCTCGAAGTGCTCTCGGGCCGGATGTACGCCCGCGATTTCGAGCGTCGATCAAACGATTATTTCGCGGTTAGTTTTCTGTGGCCGGAATGGCCGAGCATCGATCCGTTGAAAGATAGTAAGTCAGATGTACTTCAAGTCAACGCCGGCTTGAAGAGCAGGCAGGAATTGATCCCGGCTCGCGGCCGTGACCCGGCCGAAGTGTTCGAAGAGATCGAGAGCGATCCAATCCGCCCGGAGATCGCGGCAACCGCCACCGCGCTGCTAACACAGCCAGATCAAGGAACGGAGTCTAATCCATGACTGTGCATTTTCACTCTACTCGCGAAGCGGGCGTCACGCTGGAGCGGCGCGACGCCCTCGCCAGGCCGGCAAGCTTTGATAGCGAGGCGCGTAGCATCGAGGCCATCATCGCCACCGATCAGCCGGTGAAGCGGCGCGACCTCAACGGCGAGTATTTCGAGGTGCTCGACATCGAAGGCGCAGAGGTGGACAGCCTGCGCGGCGCTAGCGTGCTGAACAGCCACAACCAGCACGATGTTTCCGCCGTGATCGGTGTTGTCGATGACGTATGGCGTGAGGCCAATACGCTCGTGGCGCGGCTTCGCTTCTCGGATCGCACCGAGGTCGCCAGTGTAGTGGACGATATTGCCGCCGGCATCCTGCGGAGCCTGTCCGTCGGCTATGAAATCACCGAGACGCGCGAGTCCACAGATGGCGGCATGCGCACCCTGACCGCGACGCGCTGGCGCCCGGCGGAAGTCAGTTTTGTGCCCGTGCCCGCTGACCCTCGGGCACGTACGCGGGCGCGGCCGCTGCTGCCCGGTCGCGCTCGCAGCATTCGCTCGTTGGCAACACAGGCCGGCATCGCGCCCGAGGTAATCGACGATTACATCGATCGCGGCCTCACGCTCGATCAGGTGCGCGGCGCGGTGTTCGACGACATGCTGACACGGAGCGCCGTGCCGATCCGCACCGCGGCCCGCGAGTCGCTCGACAACCCGGAATTCCGCGTTCGGGCAATGAGCGAGGCGCTATACGCGCGCGTCAATCCGAAGTTCACGCCGTCCGGCCCGGCAAGGCAGTTCTTAGGAATGAGCATTTCCGACGTCGCGAAAGAATGCTTGCGCCGCTCTGGCGTCCCGACCACGGACATGTCGGCCGCCGCGATCATCACGAGGGCCGGACAAGGGTTGCACTCGACCGCCGATTTCCCGGCCGTGATGTTGGATGTAATTAACAAAACACTGAGGCCAGCTTATCAGGCCGCGCCCTCGGGCCTGAAACAACTCGCGAAGGAAAAGACCGCGCCGGATTTCCGGACGCAGTATCGCGTGCAACTCGACTCGCTTAGTTTTCAGTTACTACATGTGCCAGAAACCGGCGAATTCAAGTATGATACAATGGCGGACACGGGCGAGCTACTCGCTTAGCACGTACGGAAGAATTTTCGGAATTTCGCGCCAAGCCATGATCAACGACGACCTCGGGGCCTTCACGGACATCGCAGCGCGCCTCGGGCAGGCCGCGGCATCGTTCGAGGCGCAACAGTTAGTTAATTTGTTGACAGCGAATAGCGGCGCTGGCCCGACGATGGATGATGGACTGCCGATGTTCCACGCGACGCACGGCAATCTCGCCGCAGTCGGCGCTGTGATCAGCTCGACGACGCTTAGCGCTGCGCGGCTTGCAATGCGAAGGCAGAAATCGCCAACGGGTGGCGTGATCGACGTAACACCCGCCGTTGTGGTCGTGCCGCCGGAACTAGAAACGAACGCGGAGCAAATGCTATCTTCAATTCAAGCGACGAAGACCGCGGACACCAACATCTTCGACGTCCTGCGTCTCGTGGTCGAGCCGCGATTTACTAACACAACGGCATGGTACGTCGTGGCAGAACCGGCGCGCATCGATGGCATCGAGTACGCGTATCTAAGCGGTTTCGCCGGACCGCAAACGGAAAGCCGAGTCGGCTTCGAGGTCGATGGAATACAAGTCAAGGTCAGGCTCGATTTCGGCGCCGGCGCGATCGATCATCGTGGTTGGTACAGAAACGCCGGAGCGTAACGTGGCCCTCGATCTACAACAACAATTAGACGCGTTACGCGAGGCGTACTACAGCGGCGTACGGACCGTTTCTTATGAAGGCAAAAACGTGACGTATGCCAGCGCGTCCGAACTGCGCGAGGCCATTGCGTCGATCGAAGCGCAGCTCGGCATTACGCGATCCGCGAACATCATCGCCAAACCGCGAATGTGGAGATAGCCGTCGCCGGTACTCAGAGGTCCCCGCGGTCGGACCAACAACGAAAAGTGGGATGCCGCGGCGGCGGCCAGACGTCCGTTTCTTGCATCGGTTCAATCCCACACGGCCGCACCCAACCCTCCGGCGCGCAAGTCGCGAATCTCGAACCGATACCAAAAAGGGGAATCTGGCACGGTTCGGCACCGCGCGAACGTACGATTTTTTGCGTTTCTAACGGGGTTTAACTCACTGACCTACCGAATGATCCAAAAAAGGGGGTGTTCAAAGTTTTGCGTTCCTTCGCCGACCGTTGCAGAAATTTGCTCTCTTTTGCCAATTACGTGAGGGCGAGAAATGCGCGGACGGAGCCAATTCAGCAAGGGCCAGCAGGATGCGATCAGGGCCGCCAGGGAGGCCGGTGCGGCCAAAATCGAATTCGATCTGCCAAAGGGCGGCAAGATGACGGTGGTCTTCCCCCAGGATGAGGAGGACGAGGCCAAAGATACTGAGCGGTGGAACAAGCTAACCCAGAAAGCGAGAGGGGTGGAATGAGCAAGCTTCGGTTGCGTTTCGTACAAGCCTGGGTGGACGAGGACGGCAGGCCCCACCACTATTTCCGCCGGCGCGGTTTCAAGCGCCGGCCGCTGCCCGGCATGGTCGGCAGCCCCGAATTCATGCGCGAGTACACGGCCGCGATGGGCGAGGCGCCGCGTCCGATCGGCGCCGATACGCGCAGCCGCCCGGGCACGATCGCGGCTGCCGTGGCCGCCTATTTGGACTCGACCCTCTACTTCGGATCGCGGCCCAAGGGCACCCAAGCGCAGCAGCGGAGCGTCCTGAACCGGTTCCGCGAGAAGTACGGACAAGAGCGGCTGGCCGGCATGCCGCCGAGCTTCATCGCCGCCGTCCTTTCGACCCTCAAGCCGTTCGCGGCCCGCAATTGGCTCACGGCGTTGCGCGCCTTCTGTCAATTCGCGGTTGCGCAAGGTCTGTTGAAGGCCGACCCGACCCAAGGCGTGAAGCTGCCGAAGGCCAAAAGCGACGGGCATCACCCGTGGACGGATGAGGAGATCGCGCAGTATGAGGCGCGGCACCGGATCGGCAGCGAGGCGCGGCTCGCCCTCGCCCTCGGGCTCTACACGGTGCAACGCCGTGGCGACGTCCTACGCATGGGCCGCCAGCATATCCGTGATGGGGTGCTTCATCTCAAGCAGCAGAAGACACATGCCGAGCTTGATCTGCCGGTGCGGACCGAGCTGGCGGCAATCCTGGCCGCTACGCCGACCGGCCATCTGGCGTTCCTGGTCAGCGAGCGGAACGCGCCCTATCACGAAAGCACCTTCTCGAAACACTTCCGCGCATGGTGCCGCGAGGCCGGGCTTCCGGCGCGCTGTACGTTTCACGGCCTGCGGAAGGCCGGCTGCCGCATCCTGGCGCATGCGGACTGCACCGCGTTCGAGGTCCAGGCATGGTCGGGACACAAGACCCTCAAGGAAATCGAGCGCTACACCGGTTCCGTTGAGCAGGACCGGCTGGCCAAAAGCGCCCTCGCCAAGATCATGGCTGCGAGAACAAATCACTTCAAAAGTGTCAAAGTCGATGAAGCGCAAGTGTCAAACCCATTGAAACAATTGAAGAAAAAAGCCACGCTATGAATGCGCTGGGCTCGGCGGCGCGGCTGCCTGGCCGCTTGTCGCGCGCGGGCAACAGCCGATGCCGGTGGTCGCATGGGTGGTCGGCTCTACAGCCGACAACCTTTCGCTCAGCGTGGCCGCATTCCGCAAAGGGATGAGCGAAACCGGGTATATCGAAGGCCAGAACGTGAGGATTGAATATCACTGGTTGGCCGGCCAGTACGAGCGCCTGCCGGCACTGATGTCCGACTTGGTGAGGCGTCGCGTGACCTTGATCGCCACGCCCGGCTTTGTCGATGGTGCGCTTGCGGCGAAAGCTGCGACCGCGACGATCCCAATCGTCTTCGCCGTCGGCCAAGACCCGGTCAAGCTTGGATTGGTCGCGAGCCTTGCCCGGCCGGGTGGCAACGCGACGGGAATCAATTTTCTCTCCCAGGAGCTAAGCGCCAAGCGACTGCAACTCCTGCATGAGCTGGTGCCGAGGGCCAC